AACACGATACTCTCGGGGTGCAGCGTGTAGCTACCGATCTTGCGCTCGAAGATGAGACGCAGCAGGGCGTTCTTTACCGCAGGGTTAGCCTTGCCGAACTCGTCGATCATCAGGATGATCGGCCCGCCGTGGTGCGCGCCCAACTCCTCGTTAGTAGCGTAACTAACGAAGGGAAGATGTGTTGAGGTGTTGATGTTGGGCAGGGTGATGTCGCCGAGGTCCTTGGTCGTGCAGTCGAAGTAGAAGGCGCTGTGCCCCGGCATCTCACGCGACAAGGTTTTTAACAGACTGCTCTTGCCGGTGCCCGTGTGGCCCTGCACGAGGACCGTGCGCTGGTGGCCGACAGTCTTGATGAGGTTGGCGCACTGGTCGAGGCCAAGTGCGTAGAGCGAGTTGAAGTTTGTCATGCCATTCTCCTAGGTTGTTTTGTGGTTAGTGTGCTGCCTAACTCGGCGTCGTTACCAAAGTTCGTGGTCCTGCCACGTCCACTCGGACGGGGCTTCGTCTTCTGCACGGGCAAACACGATGGTGTCATGTTCGCACACATCCCCCTTCATGCGCTGGTCGTGCCACTTGTGGATGAAGTCTGGTCGGCCCCACACCTTGACGGCAGACCAGAACTCCTCACCCCGAAAGCCTACGAAGTGAACTGCCATATTCCTTTCCCTCACATGTCCAGTGACGGCAGCGCCTTGATTGCTTCGTCGATGGTGCGCTTGGTCTCGCGGCGCAGGTTCGCGTCGTCCTTGACGTTCTCGACAGTCACGCCACGGAACGCCAGCTTGAGGCGCTTCTGCATCAGCTGCATGTTCATGTCGTTTGTGATGTTGCACGTCTCCATCATGTCGATGATCTCGTTGGCCCGGTCGAAAACAGAGGCGTAGATTTTCGGCGTCTTGCCGTCCTCGGTCTGGTCGGACAACTGGCGCGACAGCGTGCTGAGCGTTGTGTGCAGCCGCTGCCAGATGTCATCCATCGCACCCTTGAGTTGTGCGGTGAACGCTGCCTGATACTGCTCACGCAGGGCGTCCTGCGCCTCGCGCTCCATGTCCACCCGCCAGTCACCTGTCTCGGGCAGCGGGATGTAGGTCATGTTGAACCGGAACTTCTTCCGCAGTTTGTCCTCGTTAGGATACTCACTAACGACGAACAGGTGGCCCAGCTTTGCTTGTGCCTGTGTGATCTTCCATGCGTAGGCCTGCAGGAACACCTCCGCCAGACGCGCGAACTCGTCGCGCAGAGCGGTGATCTGCTGGTGATACATGAAATACTGCGACGTGGGCAGCAGCCGTGGGCCTCGGTCAAACCACGGCATCGTAGCGGAGGTATGCACGTTCCGGGCGTTGGCCGCGAACTTGTGCACCGCGTCGAGTTCGGCGCAGTCGCCGAGCAGTTGCTTAATCACACTCGTAACGCCCTTCTCCGCGTTGTTCAGGCGCGCTACCTCATCCGACGCAGCCTTGTCCTTCTTCCTACCGGCCCAGAAGCCGATGTGGAGGTCCACGAGCATGGCGCTCGACGCGATGGTCGGCGCGGAGGTGTTAACACTGAGCATGTTCATCTTTGTCGTCTCCTTGGTTAGGGCGTTCTCTAACGCCGCTTCACTCTGCGCTTTCAGCGCGTAGCGCGCTCTCTAACGCCGCTGGTTCTGGCTTCGTTGCGGTCGCATATCACCACAACTTCTTACACTATAGCACAAACCTTTCCCTATGTCAAGGTTTTACGCTGTTTTACCACTTATTGTGACGTTTTGTTAAGCCCGCGCAGGGCGCTGGTGTCGGTGTGCAGCGTGTAGCCCTGCTTGTGCCCTGCAGGTGCTATGCACCATGAGGTGCGTTCCTGTCGTGCTGCCTTCTCTCCGCAGGCGAGGCACAGGTTGTATCCCAGCGCAGCGCGCGCAGGCGAGAAAGGCTCGCCGCAGTCGAAGCATTCAAAAAGATCATCCATCTCTCACTCCTCCTCGTAGCTATCGAACCAGCTAGCTGCTTCCAGCAGTTCTTCGTCGGTCAGTCGGTTGACGCGCTCCAACAGCGCAGCCCGTATCATCGGCGCGGTCACATCTTCCGCGTCGTCGCGCTCCGAGATGACCTCGAACGCGAAGTCGTAGGCATGGTTGAACTTAGGCATCTCTCTAACTCCTTTTGTTTTCGGTTCTGGTGCGCGTAGCGCACTCACTCCTTCGCTTCGCGTGCGGCGGTCTCACGGGCACGCAGTTGGTCGTGGGCCATCGCGTATTCTGTCCACGTTAGGGTGTGCCCTAACGCAGCGGTCGGCGTGGTGTATTGGGTGTTGGTTGTCTTCTCGGTGGTGTTGGTGTCGGGCGTGGCGTCGTAACGCGAGCGCTCCGGGTCGTGCCAGCGCACAGGTGTGTGCGAGGGCTTGGTTGGTCGCGCAGGGCGCGGCGTCTTACGCATCACCACCACATCGCGGCGCTCGCGCACATGCACGCTCTCGCGCCCGGTGCCCGCGCCAGTCACATGCCACTTGAGGTAGTTAGGGTGCGCCCTAACGGCGGCGTCGTTGGGCAGCAGCCCCGCGAGCAGCGCGCGCATCTCGTCCTTCGTCATCTCCGTCTCCTTTCGTCTACTTTTACCACCTTCAACTACCACTATACACCAAATAACATCTTATGTCAAGCTTTTGAGCAAAAAAGCAAGGAAAAGTAGAACAACGCGCGGGATGGTGGGGGATGGCACCGGATGGCGTTAGAGCGCAGCCTAACGGGGTAATGTTCTAAAAGTTTTTGAAATGTTCGGAGGCAAGTGCTTGAAAATAAAGCGATGTTCAGAAAGTTCATAAAGTTCGAACAAAAACTTATTATAGGGGGTAAACTCGAAAGTTGATGGGGTGCTGACCAGCCTGCTGGAGGGTCCGGGAGATTTTGCGGCAAAACCTTTACCTTTTTTTCGTGCGAACATTCGGAACATTGTGATAAATCAATGGCTTACGAAGAACATTAGGCCCAAAATCGGCTACAATCGGAACATTCGTTTAGAATCAAATAGTTAGGCGTTAGGAGAGCCCCTAACTGGCTCGATGCAGCCCAAGAAACTGGTTTTCGGGGGGTTGACAAAACTGAAAAATCGGGTAAGCTCCTAGGCGTCGCTTTCGCAGCAAGCTTGCAGCGATACGCAGACGTGGGAGCTTAGTTTTTCCGCCCAGCGGACGCCCGGTTAGAGCGCTCCCTAACGCCGCCGAACACCGCGCGGACCAATGCTCGATGCAGCCATGGAAACTGGCATAGCAGCGCCCGGTTAGTGGGCGGTCTAACGACATGCGGCCTCGCCGAGAGTGGTCGGTGCCTATGCTCGATGCAGCCTTGGAAACTGGCATGCGAGCCCCGCCCCGAAGGGCGGGCGAGCAGACATGAAAAAACCCCCAGCGCCTTGCGGCGCTGGGGGCAGGATGTTAGACGTATCGCAGCATGCGTCCGTAGGCACGCAAGAGCGTCTCAAGGGCGCGCTTATATCGTTCATCGTTGCTTGTGTCGGCGTAGTCATCGTATGCCGCGCGCAAGTCGTTCGCGTAGCGGCACACATCGATTCCATCAGCGGCAAGTTCGACAAGCATAAGGCAGGCATCGGTGTAGGCCTTGGGATATTCACTGTGCATGGTTGCTATCCTCTGTTGGTGGGGGGGGGGGGGGCGCCCCCCGCCCGGCGGGGCGGGGCCGGGGGGGAGGGGGCGGGACCCCTGGGGTTTTCCCCGTATGGCCTGGGCGGGGGGCCGGGGGGGGCCTGGGGGGGCGGGGGCGGGGGGGGGGGGGGCCCCCCCCCCGCCCCGCGCCTTGCGGCGCGGGGCAAGGTAGTTATCGGATCATTTTGTTAAGGGCGCGCAGACTGTTCTGGAAGCCCACAACGTCCATCTCGAACGCACCCGCGTCGGCCTTCTGCACGATACGCTCGGCCTTGACCATAAGATCGCGCAGTTGCTCAATCGCGGCCTTCTTGACGCGAGGCGCGCGGGGTTCGATGCCTTTGCGCGCCGTCTTGACCTTGTCGATAAACGCCCGGACCTGATCAGACCGCCAAGATTGCCACGCTTTCTTGGTCTTTTCGACCTTTTCCGTCACACGCTTTCCGCTGCGCGTGACGCGCACATCGGCAATCAGTTTGTCGGTCGTTTCCACAGTCGGATCGTCGCAGAACGCGCGGATGCGTTCATACTCGGCATCCGACGTCGCAGCGCGGGCGCACATCGCGCGGATCGACGAAAAGGCCTCGGGGTGCCGATTGTCGATAACCCCATGAGTCGCGGGGTTATTGGCATACTTGAACCAATCTGCGTCATACTCGGCCGCGAAAACCCCGTCGGCCGCGATCCATGCGAGATTCGCCTTCGCCTGCGCCTCATCCGCAAGGCCTTGCGCGTCGAACGATACTCGCAGCGCTTTGACTGCGTTCGTGAAGAATTCAGGAGTCATGGCATTTCCCTTTCGTTGCCATATCGGGGCAGGACCATTCCGTTCCCGATGACCCTTTATGGCATGGTCCGAGGCGCAATAGTTACGTTTTTGCGTTAGGGCGCGCCCTAACGTGTCGTTTTGTGACATCCGGTGACCCCACCGGGGGGCGACCCCCCTAACCCAGCACGGCGGGCTCGCAACCCTAACATACTATTCCCCACAAATCCCCCACGTTTGGAACTTTTCCGGAACATTTAGAACAGTGTATGCGGTGGAGCACGCGGGAGAGTAGAACTTAGGGGGGTGGGGGGGTCTTTTTTCCATCTACCCACCGGTTTCGGCGCGCTTTGTATAGGAAAAGGGGGTGCAGGAGTCCCACGTTGCAAAACCCCCACTATACTATATAGTCACGAAATGCGTCTAAACGGGGGAAACCATGACCCTGCACCTCATGCCGGAAGAAAACGTGCCTTTGGACAAGAAAAACGCAGCGCTTAGCTTCGAAGAGAGCATCACCGCCGCCGCAAATACCGCTAATCTGCTGGCTGCAGCCGGGCTGGAGGTGCTTCCAGACTCGGAAGATGAAGAGACCGCTGCCCAGTTGGCGCTGGCGTATGCCGCAGACCCCTCTGAAACCGAGAAAACAGGCACTACTAGGCGGATTGCGACCCTGACACCGGCTGCTCTGCTGCTTACACAGCAGATTTTGAAGGATTTTGGCCACAAAGTGGTCGAAGATGTGGTGCAGATACGCCATCTGGTGACCAACAAGCTGGTGCAGGAGACCGAAAACCCCGATCCGAGGGTGCGGTTGAAGGCTTTGGAGCTTCTGGGCAAGTTTTCCGACGTCGGGTTGTTCGTGGAGCGCAGCGAAGTGACCGTAACGCACCAGACGACCGATGACATCCGTGCCCGGCTGCGGGAGAAGCTGCAGAGAATGGTGGACGTGACGCCCGCAGAAGATGCGGAGCTTATAGATGACGTGGAGTGAGCGCAGTGAACGATATTGCGTTCACGGAGAAGGAACTGCGGACACTTCTCGCCAACGTCGATGCGTTGACCGACAGCGAGGCGCTGGAGGTCGAACAGCTGCTGGATGAGCTTCTGAAGCGCAAGAGGCTGCAAGCTGCACGCGACGACCTGATCGAGTTCTGCAAGATCATGGAGCCGTCGTACAAGGTCGGCAGGCACCACAGAATCCTCGCCAAGCACCTCATGGCGCTGGAGCGGGGGGACGAGGACCGGGTGTGCGTCAACATCCCGCCCCGGCACGGCAAGAGCCAGCTCGTCTCTATATACTACCCTGCGTGGTTCCTCGGGCGGAACCCGGGCAAGAAGGTCATGATGGTCTCCCACACCACGGACCTCGCGGTGGACTTCGGGCGCAAGGTGCGGAACCTCATCGACACCGACGCGTACAAGGAGATTTTCCCTGCCGTGGGCCTCGCTGCGGACAGCAAGTCGGCGGGGCGGTGGAACACGAACTTCGGGGGCGAGTATTTTGCCTGTGGTATAGGTAGCTCTATCGCTGGTCGAGGTGCAGACTTGCTGCTGGTGGACGACCCCCACTCGGAACAGGACGTGCTGAACGGCAACTTCTCGGTATTCGAGAAAGCCTACCAGTGGTTCACCTTCGGCGCGAGAACACGTCTGATGCCGGGCGGACGGGTGGCTGTGGTGCAGACACGCTGGCACATGGACGACCTCACTGGGCGGCTGGTGCGCGACATGGCGCAGAATGACGACGCCGATCAGTACGAGGTAGTGGAGTTTCCTGCCCTGCTGGACGTCGAGCAGACCGACCCGGAGACCGGGGAAGCGCGGACCGTGCAGAAGGCCCTGTGGCCTGAGTTCTTCGATGTCCCGGCGCTGCTGCGCACCAAGGCCAGCATGCCTGTCTTCCAGTGGAACGCGCAGTATCAGCAGCAGCCCACGGCTGAAGAGGCTGCGATAGTAAAGAGAGAGTGGTGGAGGCTGTGGCCCGACGACGACCCGCCGCCCGCAGAGTTCGTCATTATGTCTCTCGACGCCGCTGCCGAGACTAACAACCGTGCGGACTTCACAGCGCTGACGACATGGGGAGTGTTCCTCAATGAGAAGGAGGGTGGGCACCACATCATCCTGCTCAACTCGATAAAGAGGCGCTTGGAGTTCCCCGAGCTCAAGCAGCTATGCCTAGACGAGTATAAGTATTGGAACCCGGACGCGTTCATCGTCGAGAAGAAGAGCGCGGGGACGGCAGTGTTCCAAGAACTGCGGCGGATGGGTATCGCCGTGCAGGAGTACACCCCCCACCGGGGGACCGGGGACAAGATGGCCCGCCTCAACTCCGTGTCGGACATATTGGCGTCAGGATTTGTCTGGGTGCCCGCGACACGCTGGGCCGAGGAGGTCGTGGAGGAGGTGGCAGGGTTCCCGTTCGCAAGCCACGATGACCTCGTGGACTCCACGGTGATGGCGCTGCTGAGATTCCGTCAGGGCGGGTTCATCCGCTTGCCGACAGACGAGTGGGACGAGGACAACTACAGAGCGCCGAGACGAGAGCCATACTACTGAACCAAGATTGCTAGACGCGGCACTTGACTGTATAGTGTCTGAAATCCGGAAGGAGAGACGTCATGGGAATGGGTCCATCTAGCTCTAACGCAGGTCTCAAGGGCGGCGCGTCAGCCAGAACAGCGCCGCAATTAGTCAGCGATGCTCAGGCTACCGCGTACCCACCTACGATCTCTGCGGTCGATTTTGTGGCGAGACCGCCATTACGGCCACTTGGGCAACCATCGCCGGGCGCAGGCCAAGTTTCCGTTGGGCAACCTTTGGAGCAGATGCCGCCGCAGTCCTTTGGCGGGATGCCGCCACAGGCTTTTGGCCAGATGTCACAGATGCAGCCGTTTCAGCCGCCACCGGCTCAACTTGAGCGCTTGCAGTCGCTACAACAGCAGTTCACCAACACTGACGCTTTCCGCAACTTTGACCGCATGACGCCTGAACAAAGGCAAGCTGCCTCCATGGGTGGAGACCCGTTCGCCAACATACCTGAGTTTCAGGCGATGAATGCAGCGCAGCAGGAAATCGCCCAGCAGCAGCAACAGTACAACCAGCAACAGCAGATGATGCAGCAGCAGGCTCAACAGCAGATGATGCAGGAACTGATGATGCTTCGTCAGCAGCAGGCAGAACGCCAGCGCCAGTCTATTCAGCCAGCGGCTATGCAGCCAGCAGCATCTCCAGCAGCACAGCCCATAACCCCAACCCAGCAAAGGTTGAGCGCTCAACGTCTTAGTTCCGCAAGGCAGCGTCGCGGCATTGCTGGTCTATTGCCACCGCGCCCGGCACGCTGACATAAATCAAGGAAGCTGTAGATGGCCGTCGTAAAGCCCATGGAGCCGTTCGATCTCGAGGTCGAAGGCAACCCCGACGCTGCCGCCCTTGAGGTTGATGTCGTCAACCCGGAGGCAGTCTCCATCACCACCGAAGATGACGGCACCC